ATAGATCAGATTGGGGTTTTTGATCTGCGGATTGGCTGCGATCAGCGAAGCCAGCGTCACATCATACCGCTTTGCGATGCCCCACAGGGTATCCCCTTTTTTGACGGTATAAACCGCTGAAGCGGTTTCCCCTCGGCTGGTCCCTGCCTGACCGTTCGTCCAGGCCCCAGCGCCGCTGTCCTGCTCTGTCAGTCCGCCGCTGTACCCGCTCCAGTCCTCCCAAAAGGTGAAGCTGTACCGCACATAGTCCGGCAGCGGCTTCTCCTCCACCTTCAGCTCCACGAAGTAGACCCGCTCCGCCTGCCACACCGGATGGATCAAAAGCCCCGGTCCGCTCTCCTGAAACACCTCCGCCAGTTCCCGAAACTGGCGGTAGGCGCCCTCTCCCGAGAAAACGCCCTCTCCCCGCAGGACCCGGTAGGTACAGCCCAGGTCCTGCAGCACGCACCGCCCAAAGGGCACCTTGTGGGCCGCCACCTGCCGCCGGTACTCCACCGCGTAGATCTCCGGGTTATGGGGCCATGTAAAATTCTTATACCGCATGGGTGTCAGCCTCATATCGGTCTCCCCTCTCAGTACAGGACAAAGCCGCCGTCATAGCGCCGGGCGTCCCGTTGAAATGCTCTGGACAGCTCTCCCGGCCCCAGCGCCCGCTCCGGCGCTGCCCACAGGACCTCCGTCACCGTCCGCTCCCGGACCGCGCTCTCCGGCGGCGCAGCCTGCTCCGCCGGGTCCCCGGTGCCAGCCACCCCGGTCTCCCCGGCCCGGGCAGGCCGCTCTCCAAAATTCTCCGCCATCAAGCCGCCGTCCAAGGTCTCCTCCGAAAAATCCCATGGGGCCAAACGGCTTTCTCCAGCCATTCTCCACTCCTGCGGAGCCGCCTGTCCCATATCCCTTCTCTTCCAAACGCGCTGTTCCAAAGCCGCACCGTCCGGCCTCTTTTGCCAGGGCCAAAGGCCGTCCCTGTCTCTTGCCCCGCCTTCGGCCGGCCGCCGCTGCCCCTCCAAGAACAGGGGCTCCCGCTCCCCTGTCTCCGGAGGTCCTTCCGTGGGGTCCTGCGTCCGGCCGCCCATCATCAGCAGGGCCAGCGCCAGCCTCTGCCGTGCCAGCTCCTCCTGTATATAGTCCATCTCCGTCACACTCCCCCAAGCGCCTCAAACCGCTGCCGGTCAAAGGCCGGATTCACCGTCTCCCGTGATGCCGCGGCAGCGCCGCCCTCTGCCAGACGCCGCAGCAGCGTCTCCATCTGCCGTCCTGTCAGGTCGGCCAGCACCTCCATCTCACCGCCGTACACCGGCTCCCCCTGGAAGAAGCAGCAGGCCGCCAGCACCCGGGCATTGCAGAGCAGCGTCCGCTCCAATCCGTCCTCCGCCAGCTCCCGGCTCTCCCGCCAAAGCTCCAGCAGGCGGCCCGCCGTCATGGGCCGTAGCTCGTCAATCTCTCTCATGCCCTGGTCTCGATCCGTTTGGAGGCCACCACGGTGATCTTCTCCGCCACCATGGCGTTCAGCTGTCCCTCCTCATGGATGGTGCTCCACTCACAGCCGCTGTAAATGATCTTGCGGTCCGGCTTGCAGATGACCAGGGAGAAATCCCGCAGGTCATAAAAGTTGATACCGTCAGACACCGCGTCGTCTGTGGCATACAGCCGGGTCAGCTCCAGCGTGTATTTCTTCTGTCCCTCGATGGTGGCCACCGGCTCGCTCTCGCCAAAGGCCTCCACGCTCTGGGAGGACTTGCTCGCCCTTGCGGTGTAGCTCTGCACCACCGCCACCTTTCTGCCGTCCAGCTCCAGATAGATATCCGCGCTGGTGGGAAATCCCTTCATTTCCATATGCCGTCCTCCTTACACCGTGATATGGACCGTCAGATAGATCTGGTTCAGTCCATGGGCCACTGCGAAGCCAAACTCCACCAGACACACCGTGGGATCGTCCGGAGACGCGGTGACGCTCACCTCGCCATAGCTGTCGATGATCTCCGCCGCAGTTTTCTTCTCCAATTCCACGATCACCTGGGACCGGATGGCGCCCCGGCTGCGGACCGTATTCTTGGTCCGCGAGAACTTGCTCCGCAGCGCCGCCCGCACCGCCGGGATGATGTCGTCCACGATCAAAATCGTGGTCAGCTCCCGCCAGGTGGCGTCCGCCGCACCATTGGTCTTCGTCCGGGTGGTGATGCCCCGGACCGGAGAGATGACGCCCGCCACGCTCTCCAAAGGCGTGACTCCGCCGCGCACCAGCAGATCGACGTCGTTGTCCCCGTAGTCTGCGGCAAGGCCGCCAAGCCCCCGCACCTCCGCGCCGTTCAGCGGCACCGCCGGATCTCTGTTGGAGGCGATGACGCCTGCCACAGCGGCGGCGGCAAACACACCGGGCAGCGTCTCTCCCGCGCTGTCCAGCACGTCAGGCCCCACCAGCACCATCCGCTCGCTGTTCAGTGCCGCGGCGCGCTCCACCAGCTGCGCCGCCGTGTCTCCGGAGCCGCCCACCACGGCGATGCGCTCCCTGCGCCCGGCGGAGGCGTCCTCCACAGAAGTCCGCAGCGCCTGCTGCACCTCCTGCGCCGCGCTGTCGCACACCACGATCTGTACATCCTGCCCTCGCAGCGTCTCAAACGCCGCCTGATAATCCGCCGCCCCGCCTGTGTCGGCCACGCGCACCGCCACTACCGTGGCCGCGCCGTTGGCAAACAGCAGCCGCAGGATGGTGCTCATACCGGGGGTCGTATCCTCGCCGAATGCCGCCACACCGGCGGTATATCCGGTGATGGTCACCGCCTCCCCCGCAGTTCCCCGGGCCGCCCTGGCCGCCACGCCGATGGTCTTGCCCGCCTGTCCGGCGGAGACCACCGCCGATGCGTCATAGGCCGAGTAAACGCCCGGCCGTTCATGCCTGCTCTCGCTCAATCCGTCATAACTCCTTTCAAAATAAAGTCCAGGAACAGCTGTCCGTCCTCCTGTTCCCGGGCCACAAATACCGCCTGGCACCGGAGGCTGCCCCGCCGCAGAAACATCCCGGTCTCCTTCTCCCAGCAGAGGCCCTCCCAGTTCAGCTCCCCCGGACGGATCCCGCTGGGCAGTCCGCCCAGCAGCACCTCCGCCGCCGTCTCGCAGGCGGCCTCGCAGTCCGCCGCCCGTTCCGCCCGGATATCCACAGTGATGATGCCCTCCAGCTGTTTTCCATACACCTCGCGGACCACTCCCGCCTCCGCGTCGTATACCTCGCCCAGATAGTTGCAAAATCCCAGCGCCTTGCCCCCGGCGGCCCCTACGGCTACCGCTGCCGCCGCGCCGCTGTACCGCTTGGCCCGGTCAGCCGGAAACACCGCCAGAGCCTGCACGCCGGCGCTGTTCAGTGCGGACAGGACTGCGTCCCGCACCTGCGTCAATTCCCTCATCCTGCCTCCTTCTCCCGTTCCAAAGCGGCCCACCAGTGCGTCAGCGTTTCACCGATGTAATAGGGCCGGCTGCTCCGCACCCGAAACGGCACGCCATTCCACAGTACGGTGTCTCCCTCGGCCACCTCCGCCTGTCCCAGATACAGCCACAGCCGCTCATCGATCCAGCCGATGCCGGTCACCGCGCCGGGCGCCTGCTCCCGCCGTTCCGTCACCGGCTGCAAAAACGCCCGCACAGGCACATCGCCCTCCGCTGTCCGGATGACAGCCTCCTGCCCATACAGGGCCAATACCTCCCGGATCCACTCCGTCATCCCCGCACTCCTCTCAAGCAGAGATCCCCGGGCGACACATAGTCCGCCATCAGCCGTTCCGCCGTCCGCCGCAGCCCCGCAGCGGACTCCGCGCACTCCGAGCCCTTTTTAGCCGAGACAGAGACCTCCCCGGCGGTGAAGGCGGAGACGGCCCCGCCGCCCCGTCCCGCCGCCATGTCCGCTGCGGCCGTGAAGGCCGCCGCGCAGCAGAAGGCCGCTCCGCAGTCCCCGGCCGTCACGCCGTCCCGCAGTCGGGCGGTCCACGCCCGCTCTGCCGCGGCGCACAGCATGGCCAGCAATTCCTGCTCCGCCTCTCCTGCGCCGGATATTGCCCCTGCCAGCTTTAAAATCGTCTCATCCATGTCCTGCCTCTCCATTTCCGTCTCCTCACAACAGGGCCTCCTGTCCGGTTCAGTCCAGCTTCAGGACCTTGGAGGCCTCGGGAAACAGCTTTGCAAAGCCGGAGATTGAGGTGATCGCCGCGCGCTCCAGCTGCCGGTCGATCAGCTTATCGTACTCCACAGTGATCTCACTGCCGCAGATCTGTTCCAGCGCATAGTTCTTATCCAGGCCGATCAGCGTCTTGGCGGGCATGGCGGATGTGCGCAGCAGATTGGCCCCCAGCGGCGTGGTCAGGGTGCCGGTGCCCTGGAAGTTCAATCCGGTCAGCGGATTCTGGAATTCGCTCAGCTTCAGCAGCGCCAGCATCACGTCGCTGCTCACCAGCATGGTATTCATGGTATAGGGGTCAAACTGGCTCCAAAAATCCAGCAGTGCGCCGTAGGACAGCGTCCCGACGGCGCCGGAGATGGGCTGCGTGCCCACAGTGAACACCTCCGCCCCATTGTTGTTGCCGTCGCCGTTCTGCAAGACCCCGATGGCGTCTTGCAGATGCATCCGGCCGATGTAAGCGCCGATCTGGCGCAGCGTCACAGAAAACAGGTCCAGCCGCTGGAACCGGATGGCCTCATAGGAGGCCACCAGCATCCGGCCCCGCTTGTGCAGGCGCACCAGGTTCTCCTGGGTGCGGATGACGGTCTGGGGGATCGCCGCGCCCTCCTCCACGCGCTTCAGGCTCTTCTGCTCCTCCGTGGGCACGGAGGCGATGGAGCGGTAATCCATGCCGTCAAAATTGGTCACTGTGGCGGTCACAGCGGGCAGGATGCTCTCCTCCTCCAGGCCCTGGCGCACCACACGGGACACGAACTCCGGAAACAGCACGGCGGAATCCGTGGTGTGGAAAAACTTCTCCACCATGTCGCTGCCGGCGCCCTTCACCTTGATGTCAAAGCGCTTCAGCTGGCGCTGGAACGCGTCCATGCCCTCCAGGGCCGTGCCCCGGTAATGCTCGCTGGGGTCCAGCTCCTCCAGCGTCTGGGAAAAGCTCCGGCCGCTGCGGCCATACATGCCCTTTTCCAGCTTGATATTTTCAAAATGATAAGCCATCTTCTCTCCTCCTCACAGTACAAACGTCACGGTCATGCCGCTGGTGTCCACATCCGCCACCAGATAACTGCGGCCGGCGGCATCCGCCCGCACGCCGCCGTCGCCGTCAGCCGCCAGCGCGCACCAGCCCATGGTGGGCGCGGTGCCGGAATACCCGGCGGTCACCATGCCGCCCAGGGCCACGGCGCAGGCGCCGCAGTCCCTGCCCACGGACAGCACCTGTCCGCAGAAGCCGTCACCGGCCGCGCAGGCGCCCACCTCGCCGCTTCCGGTGATCTTCACCATCTCGCCCTCGCTCACCTGTGCGCAGGCGAAGGTAGCCGCCCATTGGCCGATCCCCTCATAAGAATTCTTCATTGTCGTCCTCCTTTATATCGTTCGTCTCTCAGACGAGGAATACTGTCTCATCGCTCTTCTCCACCGCCGCGGGACGGCGCAGCTGCGGTGCCGCCGGAAACCGCTTGGCCGCCCGGTCCCCATAGGCCCGCTTCAGCTCCAGCAGCTCCGGTTCCTCCAGCCGTTCCGCCGCCCTGGCGAACACCTGACCATCCAGTCCGTCGTCCGCCAGCATGGCAAGGCGCACCACCTCCCGGCGCAGCTCCTTCAGATACCTGGCCCCCAGCTCCGCCTGCTTCCGCAGCGCCAGAAGCTCTCCGCTCTCCTGTCCAAACCGTTTTTTCAAAACGCCCGCCTCCCTTTGGGCTGGCACCGCCACAAAGGACCACTCATAGGCGTCCAGCGGCTCCCGCAGCTCCACGAAGCACAGCCTGCCGTCGTACATCTGCCCCTTTACATGGGCACATCCGCCGTGCTCCGCGCCGCAGATGGAGCACACGCTCCGCCCCATGCTGCACCCCACGCTGACCTCCTTTTTGATGCCGCCCTCGATCTCCGCGATCAGCTCCGCGTTCTTCTCCGTCCGCAGCAGATACGCCCAGCCCTTCAGCCAGCAGTACGCATCTCCCGCCGCTGTGACCCTGCCGGGCTCCCGCACCACCTCGGTCCGGTAAATCCGGGCCGTCTGGCCTTTGGCGGACCACTGGTGGTCAAAGATCCCACTCTTTCCCAGGAACAATTCTCCCAGCCGCTCCAGCGCACCGCCGTCAAACCGCTCCAGATCCCGGTCCACCTCGTTGTCGCACAGCCGCACGCTGAAGGCATACACCTGCTCCGCCGTCAGCGCCGTTTTGGTAAAGCGGTTGATCTGGGCCAGCTCCTCCTGTATATCCATCCTGTCTCCCCCGTTTCCGTGTTTCATTTCTCCGCAGCTCCGCCGGTCTGCGGCCCCTCCCGCAGGTCATTCTCGATCCGCAGCCTTCGCGCCTGCTCCCGGTAGAGCTCCGCCTTCGCCTCTTCCACCTCATCCTGCAGGTTGATGTCGTCCCATACCACCTCAAACGTGCAGGGATAGCCGTGCATCCGCAGCCACAGCCGGCAGATCCGCTCCACCACCGGCGTCAGCGCCCTGCGGATGGCCGTGATCTCCGTGGTCAGCATGTCGGCCTGCTGGGTGCTCATCCGCTCCGTGGAATTCCAGCTCAGTCCCAGCATGAACGGCGGGATGCCGGTCTTTGCCACGATCTGCTCCAAAATCTGCCGCACCGGCACCTGGCTGTCCAAAATCGGCGCGTCCCCGCCGATGACATGGATACCCACATCCCCCACGGCCACAAAATCCCGCACGCTTCCATTCCTGGTGTCCTGCATGGCCCGGGACCACTCCTCTGCCAGCTGTCTGCTGCGCTCCGCCGCAGAGATCCCCTCGCCGCCGGGGCAGGTGACGGCAAACCGCACATTGCCGCACCGCTCCCAGTTCACGCCTACGGTGTGATAGATCTTCATCAGAATATCCGCCAAAAACGGCAGCGACCGCAGCAGCGACACACCATAGGGGCTGTTCACCTCCGGATTCAGCGGTGTGAACAGCAGCAGGTCCTGACAGGGCAGCGGCTCCATCCGGCCCCTCTCGTCAGGACCGCAGATGGTGAACGCCAGCGGGTTTTCTCCCTCCCGGACCTCGATATCCTCCACCCGGCCGCACAGCAGCGCGGCAATGTCCCAGCCGCCCTGTGCGGGCACGATCTCGCCGATAGCCCTGCCGCAGGTCAGCAGGGAATCCAGATAGCAGTCCAGAAAGGCGTTGACGCCAAACTGTCCCCGCCCGGACGGCACTGTCCGCAAAAACGCCTGAAGCGCCGCCTCCGCCGCCTTGTCCCCGCAGGCCGCCGTCACCCCTCCGGTCAGCCGGATCAGCTTATAGATCGCCGCGTCCACCAGGGGCACGCCCTCCCGGATCGCCTGATACAGCCGGACCTCCCCATTCCGCAGGGGCACATAATCATGCAGCGATCCAAAGGGATGCCGCGCGCCGCTTCGCAGCTGCACCGCCGCAGGCGCCGCCTCCTCTGCTCTTTTGAACCATCTCAACGTCAAAAACTCCTCTCTTTCATCGCCTTCCGCCGGGCCGCTCCACCGCCACCGCCGCAAAGCTCCCGCTCTGTCCCATCGCCAGATCTATGGCAAAATACCGCAGGTCGATTTCCCATGGGGCACCCCCCATGGGAGCCCTTTCCTCTCACTCAAATCGCCAGACAAAGCCCGGCGATTTCAAGGTTTTGCTCTGCAAAACCCTTGACGCGGCCTCCGCCGCGGCTCGCTGGCGCTCGCTCATGGACGCCGCTCCACCGCCACCGCCGCAAAGCTCCCGCTCTGTCCCGCCGCCAGATCCATGGCAAAATACCGTAAATCGTCCATGGCGTGGTCGTTTTCCTTTCGGGGCGCATCTCTGCCGCCCCGCTCGTCCCAGCAGTAGAGCGCCATCTCCCGCAGGCAGTCCCGACAGTTGCGGCAGATCACGATCCGCTTCTTTTTCAGCAGGTCTGCCGTCACCCGAATGCCGTCCGCCACATCGTTGTCCGCCCGCACGACCGTAAACCCCCGCCGCCGCAGTGCCTCGATGAAGCTCGCGGCGGATGGGTCCACAATGACCCGCTGGACCGGCCGCTCGCCCACCAGGCGTTCCAGGTCCTCCGCATACTCCGCGTCCGTCCTCTGCCGTCCGCCCTTTCGGGAGTCATAGTAATATTCCGCCGTCCGGAACCACACGCCGTCCTTCTCCCCCCAGAGCCCAAAGGAGGCCGGATTGGCGGTCCCATAATCCACGGAGACGCGCCACCGCTCAAACGGCCCCTCCGGCACATCCGCCGTATCCCGCTCCTGGTCGAAAAAGTCGTAGATCAGTCCCTGGGCCGCCGTCCACTCCCCCAGCACGAACCGCCGGTAGAATACACCGGAATAAGCATGCCGGTATCGCGCCCGGATGCGCGGTGAGAGGCCGGGGTTGTCCGCCATGGTAAAGTGCAGATACAGCGCCCGCCGCTCTTTCGCCTTTAGGATCCACTCCCGGTAAAACCAGTGCTGGGGCCCCTCCGGGTTGCAGTTGAACCAGAGCAGGCTCCCCGGCACGCTGCACCGGGCCACCGCCTGTTCCACAAAGGACCGGGGCATCAGCGCCGCCTCGTCCAGCAGGATGCCCGCCAGGGTGCTCCCCTGGATCAGTGCCGCGCTGGACTCATCCCGGCCGCCAAACAGCAAAAAGCGGTTCTCCCGTCCCCCGAAGCTCACCACCAGCAGGTTTTCCGCCCGCTTCTCCCGGACGGACATCCCCATCCGCCGCAGATAGGGCACCAGCTCCGTCAGCAGATTCCTCCGCAATGAGACGATGGTCTTTCCGCACAGGCCGAACTGCCTTCCGTGGAACCGCGCCTGGGCCCACAGGAAAAACGACACCCCCATGGAAAAGGTCTTTCCGCTGCGGACCGCGCCGTCGCAGATGACGGCCTCCCACTCGTCTCTCTGCCACCAGGACAGCACCTTCAGCTGCTTGGGGGAAAACCGTACGATCTCAGCCGTCCTCCCATCCCCCTTCCATCTCGCCGGCGGCCTCCGCCAGCGCCTGATACAGTTCCTCCGCCCCATGGCCCCCTCCGCTCTCCAGCAGGCCGCACAGCGTCTCCAGCGCCCGCACCCGGTCCACCAGCTTGACCTCCACGCCGCCCTTGTCCGTCACCTTGAACTCGGCCACGGCGGACAGGTCCAGCCCCTCCGGGTCCAGCTCTCCGGCGTGGAGGGCCAGCTTCACCGCGTCGTTGGCCTGTCCAAAGGCCAGCTGTGCCAGACGGCGCACCGCATCATCCCGCCGCAGCTGTCCCGCCGCGGCCTCCCGCATCCTGTTCAGCTTTTCCTGGGTGCTCTTTCGGCCCAGAAATCCAAATCCGTCCCTGCGGCCGATCTCAGCCGCCGCCCGTTCCGGATCCATCGTCCGCAGATAGGCTCTGCAAAACACGCCGTCGTCCGTTTTCTTTTTCACATCGCCCTTCCTTCCATCAGCGTCTCTCACCTATGGCTGTCCACGGCAAAAAGTTGCACATTTCCATGCACGCTTTCCAAAAAATTTTGAAAAAAAAAGGACCGCTGCCACCCCAGCGGTCCCCAAACGGTATCCCATGGTTTCTGTGAAGTCCGGCGCTTTCACCGGTTGAATAAGCGCAGAAAGCGCCGCGGTCTCCCGCGGCGCTTCCATTCCCGCTCAGGCTCTTGCGCCGCTCATCCGCTGCCGCAGATGGGCCGCCGCGCCCTCGGCGTTGCTCACGTTGAACAGGACCAGCCCCATGGCCTGGTCCGCATCCCCGCCGCCCTGCATATCTGTTTTCGGATGGCAGGCTCTCCAGCGGAGCTGACGGTCGATCTCCCCAAACAGGCAGCTCCCCAGCACCAGGCAGTCATGGGCCGTCTTGCCCTTCACAGTCTTAAAATCATCGATCTCAGACAGCTCCATATAATAGAGAGACCGGTCCTTCGCCATCAGGATCACCCTTTGATCCGTGATCCAATAATGCTGCTGCAGCACGCTCTGCCGCTCCGTGATGGGCGAGAGCACCAGCACCGCCGCCACCAGCAGCACCAGGCCCACCACCTTCACGCTCCGCTCCTGGTTGTTGCCGGTGTACATCAGCAAAATCGCGGATGTCACCACCGCAGTCCCGATCCACTTTGCCAGAATGCGCCACTTCGCGTCGTTTTCCAAAAGCGGAAAGCTCTCCGTTTTTCCCTGCCAGCAAACCCGCTCCCCATCCCGCAGGAATCCGCGCAGCGCCTGTTCCGCAGATTGTTTTTTGTCCAT